TGAGTCAGCTTCGATTCCGAGTCATCCCAAAACAGCAGGCGATCACCGCCCGGATCGTCGGCGCTCAGCTCCTGCCCCGCCAGGCTCAGGATGTCCGCCAGGCTCGGGGCCAGGGTTACATCGCCTGTGTTGGTGCCACTGCTGGCGCCCGAGAATGTGCCTGATTGCGTCGCAAGCGTGCCGAGACCCAGTGTCGTTCGTTGAGCATCAGCATCAGCAGCAGTAACCAATGCACGCCCGGCGGCAGTGCTGTCGCTAATGTCGGCTGCTACGGGGGTGTGATTCTTCCACAGCCCATCTGATGCACGCCGCAGCACCTGACCCGTGCTAACGCCCGAGATCAGTACATCATGCAGCTCGTTCAGCTCTTGGCCGTTATCAACCTTCACATACAGGATGCCCGCTGTCCCCGCCGCCTGCTTTACGCAATAGCCGTACACCACACCATGCGCCGGTTGCGTCGGCCTGGTTGTTGTTAGCTGCCCGATAGTCTCACTCAGCCAAACGATCTGCCCCTCCGTTAACGTCGCAGTGCTGATCCCGTCCATCAGGCCCACGGCCACCACGTAGCCATTGGCATTGATGCCGATTGTTTCCTGCGCTAGACCCAGCGATTGGGATGATGTCGCCTCAACCGATGCGTCAGCCAGTGCCACCGTGAGGGTGGTGCCAGAGCTGCCGGTTACATAGACCGGGGCACCCTTCGGGATTGAAACTCCCGAATTGTTACGGACAAACTTCCGAACCAGTGTTGCCGAATCGACCGCAATCGAATCCAGCTTTGTCTTGTCTGCCGCCGACTGCAGGCCGGCGAGCGTCGTGGTCGCCTCAGGCAACGTCACGTCAGCGCCTGTAGAGCTGGCCAGCACCCGCGTACCAGCGTCGTAGCTCAGATCTGTAGGCCCTGGAATCGACGGCTTATTGCTCAGATCCGCGTAGCTGCCACTGGTCGCCACCGCCGCCAGGTTCAACTCCAAGGCATACTGCCCATGCGGATCCGCAGCAGCAACGTGTGCATTCACCGCTGCTGTAATCGCTGCACCAGATAGATCCGCAATCGCCTGCGCTGACGCGTCTACAGTCGTGCCATTTTGATCCATCGGCACACGCTCACTCCCACTGAGCGGCACCGTCGCATTAGGCAAACCCGTGATCGTTACGTCAGCCATCAGAGTGTCACCAGCAATCGATCATCAAGTGTCTTCAGCCGCAACCCAGCCAACGTAGTGATATACATCGCAATCGCTTCGATCTTCTCCAGCACCATCACACAAAACCTCCCATCAGCCAGCTTCAGCGGCTCATGCTGCAGCCTATACACCTGCCCCTCATGCACTACCTGATCCCCATACCCCAAACCCCCAAACAAATCAGTCCGTACCGTCAGCGCATACTCCACGCTGATTACCTGATCGCCCATCATTACCTGCGACTGGCGATCCATATGCCCTAAACCAACAACGGCCCCAGCAGTTACGCTGGAGCCGAAGTCAGCCAGCAGGAAATCATCGGCGACTTCCTGGATCATTGCGATCAGACCGCGTAACGGGCAGAACCCAGCACCACGCAGCTCACCACACCGTCATAGTTGCCAGTCTCGGTGAAGAAGTTGATCCGGTAAAATCCGCGATTTTCATCACGTGGAATCGACAGTTTCTGCGTAGAAGCAGCAGCAGTCAGATCAGCAAACCCGCCGCCAGACACGTCTGCATACACACCATCCACGGTGTCAGCGTGCTGCAGCTTGGCACGCATTCCGGTCGAAGCCGTAGCAGTGCTGGCATTCAGAATGAACAGCGCATCACCGTCGATACCGCGCAGGTCCACGCCAGTGGTATCACCCACTGCCGTCAACGATGCAGGGGCTCGCATGTTGAAAACCTGGAGCTGCTCCAGATTTCGGGGTTGAATGGCCATGAATCAATCCTCCTTTTGAAGTTGTGGGCGGCCCCGTTTCGTGGGAACCTTGCCGGGGGGCATTGCCAGTTCCTCCGCAGAGGCTGTTTCAATCACCACACCACTCTCATTACTCCGCCGGGAAGCGGGTTTTACAATCTCCGGTTCCATCTTGGGATCCGGTGCAATCTCGGCGCGGCCTAAAGCAATCAACTCATTTGCCACACCCTGACCGACCTCCGCAACTTCACCAATCATGAAGCTGCGGCCATCGGCGCGACAGTCGCTCAGGAACTTCAACAGCATGATCAGGTGCCAAGCGCAAAGCTCTGCGGACGGCGAACCGCCACGTCGAAGTCCTGATGCACAGTGATAATGGTCTGGCCGCTGGCGCTCTGGGTGAAGGGGTCAACGATCAGGTCCAGACCAGACCACATGCCAACCACGCAGTCGGCAAAGTTTCCGAACAGCACATCGTTGGTCTGCATCTGGTTGCTCACGGTCACCGGGTAACCGTTCACCTCGCCAGCATCGGTCATGATGTAATCCGACCCGGCAGCAGAGGCACGCAGCGTCTGCTTCAGGGCACCCCGAACAGAACTGTTCATCACGTACCGCATCGAACCTGCATCCAGGTTGTTTGCAGCAATCGCGGTCTCCAGATCCACGTAGTCACCCCAATCGCCACCGTTGCCGCTGCCACCGCCAAGGTTGGTAGGGAAGTTGATGGACGTGCCGCCGCCAAGGGTCACAGACCCAATACCAGCAGTGTTGATAATCCCCAGAGGCTGACCGTTGCTGCCGGTGCCATAGCCGATGGTGTAATCCATCCCCAGTGCAACCGACTCGGCCATGTCAAGCCGAACCAGATTCTCCACGTCAGGCGAAGACTGGATCATCGCCCGACGGCTCACAGGCACTCGAACGCCAATGGTCCGGGGGATCATGTTCACCAAGCCGAACGCCAGCTTGCTGTTGGTCACATCGACGTTCTCGCCCACAAAGTAGTAGGTGGAAGTGCCCAGCTTCTTGGGAATCTCAACGTTCCCCTCCAGCCCGCTCAGCATCGTCAGACCGCTGTTCAGGAATGCCGAACGGTTGCGGATCAGATCAATGAACTGTGCATCCAGCCGGTTGGTGCCGACCAGTGCGCCACCATCACCAAACACACCAGCAACCTGGCCAGGAGTCTCAGCGGCACGGTTGGCGCCCAGCACTTCCCAAGGGATCAGGTGGCCACGGGCAGACTTGTTCAGTGTCTTGGCCTGCAGATCAGCAGCAGCGCGGCACACCTCCAGCTCATAACCAGCCTGGGCAGCGGTCTTGGCGCTGGGGTCCATCATGTGGTTGATCAGCCGGCACAGGCTGAACTGGCGCTTCTCACGCTCGCTCAGGCCCAGATTCGCGGCGCCGGCATCATGCACGCGGCCGGTGTACTCCACCTTCCGCATGCCGATCTGCTCCATCACGACAGCGCGGGCCGCATCCACGGTCGCGTCATCGTTGATCAGCTTCTCGGCCAGATCGTTGCTCAGTTCAAACTGCTCGACCATGCCGCGAATGGCAGCAACACGCTCACGCTCAGCACGTCGAGCGTCCTGCTGCACCTCCGCTACGTTGATTTCAGTAGACATAGGAGTTTCCTGTTGGGGTTCAGTCCGCTCGGCGGTCTGTTCATCCTTCAGGCTATGCACCTCTTCCGCTTCCGGTTCCGGTGAATCGACAGCCACAGGTTTGGCAACTGGTTCAGGTTCGCGCTTGCCCTGATCTTCAACCCACGGATCATCCATCGCTCGACCCAGACCAACGCTTTGATCAGCTGGCACGCTCACGCTGCTCACTTCCAGCACCGACCAGCTGGTCACATAAAACCCGTCAGCCCGCTCCTCAATCTCACGAATTTCGTACGCAAACGACACATTTCTGGTGATGCCTGCCTCAATATCATTTCGGCGCTTGTATTCCTCGGTGCCGCGCTCAGTGGTATTGGGGGACCACTTCACAGTGGAATAAAGGCGACGGTCATCACCGAGCCAAGCCTTCTCAACAACGCCAAGAACCGTATTGCGCTCGTGGTTCCACAGCCACGGCGCACCATCGTTCAAGCGACTCAAATCCATCGCGCCAGGCTCATGCAGCAAGATCTCGCGCCCAAACCATCGCTCAACCGGCGCTTCGCTGCTGAACGAAAACGTCAGCGTTTCATCCGTCTTTTCCTCGATCTGCAGACCCATCTGCAGCTCACGCCGCTGCGGACCCTTCAGCTTCCCGAGATCAATACTCGTCACGGCCAGATTCAAACACTACCCTGAAGCCTACCTAGCACCTGCAGCCTGACTGTCCGTAGCATCATCTTCCTCGTCATCTTCAACGTCAACCACAGGCGCCTCAAGTTCCTCCACGCTAGGCAGCAGTCCTAACTCCTCTTTCAGCGCATTTTCACGCGCTGTCTGAGCCATCACCAACTCAAACTGCTCTCCGCTATATTCCGCGATCTGTTCACTGTGAGTTTGCAACAGCAACTTACGCGCCATTTCTACAGCGGAAAGCTCCTTCGCAGGGTCCACCCAACTCCAACTCCGCGCCTGCCACCGCGGCGCGTTATACCGCTCCGGTCGGCTCCAGTAATCGTCAAACGCAGGACTCGGCAGCTCACCAACCAATACTGCAGCACGTAGCCATTCCTCAAACACTCGCTGGTGAAAAAGCTGAATCATCACTGACTGCACAACACGCCAGTGATCTCGATCTTCCAAAATAGATAGCCGGCTGCTGCTGTAATTTGTCTGCGAAAAATCACGCGAAAGCGTTTCATAGGAACAACCAAAACCAGCAGCAAAACGCCTGGTCATATTGCGCACCACATTGTCATATTCCCCATCATCTGGGCCAAAATTAGGCGGCACTGGCACTTGCCCTGGTTCCAAATAGTTCCAGCTGCCGGGCTCAGTATTGATCAAACGCTGATCATTTTCGACTGTATCGCCAGTAAGTTCACCATCGGGTGATTGAATCCAGCCGAGTGACGATGCCTGTACGCGTTTTCTTACGATATGCGCTTTTTCATACTCGGCCAAGCTATGGACCGTAGTAATAACTGACGCCAACCACGGCACCCCACGATTCTGTCCGATACGCTCAGGCATGAAAATATGAATCACATCCTCGGCGAGTAGCAACTCATGCTTTAACCGCACCTCTCGCTTATTCAGGCCCAGCTCTACATCGCCAGGATGCCGGGTAAGGATGGCGTACCGTGTCGGCCGTCCCCACTGGTTAATCTCAACACCCAACCGCCACTCATGCCCGGGTCGATCCGAAACGCCAGACTTATCCTCATCCAGCTGGTGCGCTTCGATCAGCTCCAGCGCAATCGGTACCCGGCCCTTACCCATCGGCTGCCGGACGATCCGCACCAGACACTCCCCAGACTCAGGGAATGCTCCTGCGATCATAGTTTCAAAACCCTGGAAACTTAACCTCCCAGCTACATCACACGTATCAGCACGACACCACCGCCGCCACGCTTCCTCCATCATTCGGTTACGACGCTCATCCTTTTCATTACTGCCAGCCTTCATAATCTGACCCTGCATCTGGATCCCACGGGGACCCACCACATTGATCTGTGTAGTCCGCTTCGCCTGCCGTGCATACGGATTATCGCGGCACAGCTGGCACGCTCGATCGCGCAACACACGCAAACTGACCCGCAGCTCTGCATCCGCTGAACTCGTCGGTGCTACAAAATCATGCAGCAACCTGTTCCTTCTGGCTGCTTCATACATCCGCACGCCATGTTGCCGCCCATGGCGCGTCACCATCAGCTGCCGAGCAAACCAGCTACGAACTCCCATCACACCACCCCGTTAAAACGTACGTACACTCTGCGCGGATCACCTAAACCCGCTGCAATAATCTCCGCTCGCTTCTCACGCATCACCTCTGCCTTCAACCCGTCCCGCCATTTGATCAGCTCTGCCAAATCCGCACGCCGCACCTTCCTCCCGCCACTACCCAACGCACCAATCTGATACTCCTGCGCTCCAGCAACCAACGCCCTGATTGCTTCCTCTGCTGCTGCTAAATCCTTTTCCGCTTGGCTGCGATCATCAAATGCCCCAGCCTGGCCCTGATACGCCAAACTCTTCCGAACAGTCAAACTCCCACGCCTTACAGTCCGCGCCGCACCATCAACCGTCGCAACCACCTGCAACGTCCACCCACCAGCAGCCATCGCTCCAGTCACCTGGCTGCTTAACTCAACGCGCCACCCATCATCAGTATTGGTAGCACTCGCCTGCACCCCAGCCCCAGCAGCCGCTCCCCGTAACCACACCGTCAACGCCTGCGTACCCTCAGGTGCTGGCTCATGCCAGATAACCACATCCCCCTGATACAGCTGTGCCGGACTCGCCATCAGATAACCCGAAACGATCTGCGACGGCGGGGCGTCTGCTCTCCTAAGCCTACCGATGCCAACCGCTGCGCCTCAATCAACCGCTCCAGCTGGTCCCACATCGTCGCCCGTGAATACCGCCGCGCCACCAGCTGCAGCGCTGCATACGCCATCCTCGTACAGTCCCCCGCCTCATCCCTGCTGCCGGTCGGCTTGTCCCATTTGTACTCTCGCTTGCCCGCACCCTTCTTTGGCATCTTCTTCCACGGGAACAGCTCAGCCAAAAACTGATCCGTAGCAGCCTCACCAAAATGCAAATATCCCGGCCCCGGTTTCTCCTGCCGTAATCTCCCCTGCAAATGCTGAATACTTGTCTCATATCCCACCGGATACATCAGCACGCCCTTCTTTATCACACTCTGATTCTTCCTGTTGATATTCACCGGCACTCCCTTACCGATCAGCGGTTTACCCTTGCTCTCTGATCCTTTCATCGGCACCCATCTGCCTACCCTCGTGCGGCACCAGTCCCGCACCTCATGCGTGGCATATCCACCATCGTCAATACCACCTAGCGCAATCTGCAGCTCTGCACCATCCTCACGCTTCCACTTCGTCTCCAGCACTGCATCCAACTGATTCAGTGTCTCAACCTGCTGTGGATCACCATCGATCTCAAAATGCCCCACATGCCACCCTTCCTCTCCCCTCCCCCATCCCCATATCGTCACCACCAGGCGCTCAGCCATCGCACCACCGCCGCCCTGTACGTCAACGCCAGCAGTCAAAACCAGCACGCCATTCGGCACAACATCAGCCGGATACCCGTTCCCGGCATTCACATCCTGCCGCCGCTGAGACAATCCCTCCACATTCAACTTCCCGGTAATCGTGTCTTCCCATGGCACGCCCAACACCGTATTGTGAAACGTCTGCATCGAATCCGTATCACCCTTCCGCATCATCTCCAACGCTTCCTGATACTCGCTAACTAAATTTCCCCACTCCGCTCCAGCGTGGTAGCTATACGCTGCCCAGATATGCCTACTCCTTACCCTCGGATAACCATCCTTCAATATCTGCTGGCTACGATCCAGCCCTAGCGGACATGCCCACCCGCCATGCTCATCCATCCACCGCAAGCTCGCATACCCAATCAACTCATGGCAGTTCTCACATTCATACTTCCCCGCATCCTCGCCTTCCTTTCGCATCTGCTCCCACCTCAGCGCCTGATACTCGCCACAATGCGGACATGGCAGATACCGATACTGCTGATCACCTTTCTTAAACCACTGGTGTGTTTTATCGTCAGGATAAATTGGCGTCCCGCCAATGATCGTCTTCCGGTTCCAGGTGGTGGCAGATCGATTCATCCCTAGCTTGATCTGATCACCTTCGTCGATCGCGTCATACGCTGACGGTTCCTCAAATATCACTACCGTCCGCTCCTTACGCCGAAACCCCTTACCACTAGCAGCGCTTACAATATCGATCAAGCCACCATTTGTCAGCTTCTTAAGTAAAATAGTATTCGTCGCTGTTCCCCTAGCCTTCGACTCGGCCAGTAACCCCTGCAAACTTGGCGAATCCCTGAACAGATCTGATATATCTTCCTTGCTATACTCCTCCGCATCGTTCTGCACCGGCTGCACAATCATTATCTTGCTCGGCTTCCAATGCGAGTAATACTGCACCGCGCCGATCTTTACGCACTCTGACCAGCCCACACGGGCTGACTTCATGCAAACCTCTACCTCCACATACGGACTGGTAAATCCATAAAACCAGTCACGCTGATACGGCCTAGTCGTCCACTTACCCTTACTCGCTGCGTTGCCCGTGACGTGCCCATACCTGTCCGCATACTCCACTCCGCTTAGCATCGGCCTCGGCCTGAAACATTCCGCCAGGCTTCGCGCCATACTCACCCGATCACGACTGATCATCCCGCTACCTCCCCTTCCGTAAACTCCCAGTCCGCTACGTTCTGCAGAAACTGATTCACCAGCTTCGTTATAATGTCCTGCTCTTCTACCGTTAGATGCGGGATCTGGTTCTTAATCTGCTGCGGCAAACTCAACGCCTGATCCTGCAACGTCAGCGCCACCGCCTTCTGCGCTTGCTCTACATCCTCCCGATAAACAAGCC